TAATGATAAGTTTTTACTTAATTGCATAATCTATTATTTAACGAATTGATGATATTTGTATGTTTTTGCTTTACGGTCTTCTAAACCATGTGTACCTCCGTTGATACGTTTTGTTAATTCTAAAATAGCAGCATCATTGATTCCTTTGTCACAGATTGCCCACAATTTGTTTCTTTCAAAGAAGAACATTGCTGATTCAAAAGAATATTTTGTTGCTACTAGATCAGGATTTTCTAGTACTTCATTGTTTCCTAAGTACTTTGCAAACGCCTCGTAATTTGCTTTACCAGTCAATTGCAATGCACCACGACCTCTAAATTTCCAACCATCGCCTGAAGCCTCATCACCATTACCCATACGAGATGCGTAAACACGGTTAGCAATTTTTTCAGGTTGACGAGCATAAGATTCTTCCAATGTACCCGGGAAATATTTTCCAAAGATACCTTGTAGACCTTGTGCTGAATAGTTTAGATTTTCGCTAAATGCTTTAAAACCACCTGTTTCGTGTGATGTTTGGGCAAAGAAATGTGCTGCACGAATTGGAGTTAATTTAAGCAACGTCATTGCTGCTTTCATTGTACCAGGACCAAAAGCACCGTCTGCGGCTACTCCTGCTCTTTCTTGTAAACTTTTTAAACTCATTATTTTTTATCTTTTTTATTAATCCACTTATCAACTGATGCGATACCAAATGAACCTAAAACGATTACCATAAAACCATCAAAAATAAATTTGTTGATTAATAATGGTTTACCATAAGCTCCGGTAGCTAAGTCTACTACTAAAGCTATTACTAGCATAAAGAATGCGATGAAACCAACTACTGATTTTTCGTTGATTGAATTGTTGTCGTCAAACAACTGTTTAAAGAAATTTCTCATAATCTATGTATTTTTGGTCTGTTTGGTAATGTTATTTCTTGTTCCCACCCTTTTCTAAAAGAGTCATTTTTCTTTTTATGTACAAATGGAGTATCAGTTATTCTATAAAAAAATATGGCTCCTGTATAATCATTTTTTCTTACTTCATAATCTGAAAGGTCTATTGCTTCAATACAAGTGCTATCATATGAATAATATAACCATGATCCTTCTTTAGCTCTATCATATATCCATGATTCTATATAATCCAGAAACATTAATGTATTGATATATTCAGCATTTAATAAGTCATACTGAACTAAAGCAAAATTAGTTACTCTTAGTAATGAATCCTGATGGTTAAGCAATGAATCTTTAAAATGAATCAATTGCTTTGTGTCTGCAATTTTTTGTTTCTGAGATTCAAAAATATCATTGATAGTATCTGCTTGACCTTTGGTAAGAATAACTACTGAGTCATCATTAATTATCGTCTGAAGTGGGTAGCGTGATTGGCTGAAACTCAAACTGCTTACCAGTAGACTGCTTACGAACAATATCTTTTTCATTGGCTAATTCTTTTTTAATGTCTTTTACTACAGATTTTGTACTGTCTAAATCACTTATAACTTCAGAAACCATTTCTTCCAGGTTTGCTTTTTCTTCTACTAACTGTTTATTTGCTGTTTTTAGTTGCTTTACGCTACTTGTTAGCTTTTGGTTTGATTGAGTTAGTTGTTTGTTTTCTCCATTTAAATGGATATTATCTTCAACTACTACTACATGTCCATGACCACTAGAGAAAATATCAAGTAGAACTAAGGCTATAAACGAGGCTCCTACTATGAGTAACTTTTTCTTCATAGTTATTTTTTCTTACTACCAAACAATGCTAGTACTGTCTCTTTTAAGCTTTTAGAGCTTTCAGTGCTTTCTTCTAGTTTTTTCTCTAGATCTTCACGATACTCACCTTCTAGTTCTTCTACTCTTGAGCGTAGATCTTCTTCACTTTTCATCAACCTGTTTAGAAATATCCAACAAAGATAACCCAAGCCAAGGACTGCAAATCCTAAAACTCCATACTGTGTTAATACTTCAAATGGTCCGAATGACATTATTTTCTAGGTTTACGTTTGATTGGTGTTTTTTTCTCTTTTAATTCTTCTTGTAAACGATCTTTTTCAGCTAAATGACGCTTAATGAATAGCCAAGCTACATAGCCTAAAGCTAAAACAGCTAGACCTAATGGACCGTAGTCTGCAAGTTGACCAAATACTCCAAAATCTGTGGATGTTGCTGTTGTGTCTGCGATTAATGGTAACATAGTTTTCTTTTTATTATACATATAAAAAAAGGGGGTAAGATTTAACTTACCCCCATTTCATTTTATGAATAAATGTTTACCCCTCGCAACTAACACAATCTGCAGTACGTTGAAGATTATCTCCTCTTAAAATACTTTCTGAGCGCATATAGTATAGGGTTTTAATGCCTTCTCTCCATGCTAGTTTATGTACTTCACTAATGTATTTTGGTGAATCAGATGGATCAAATGTTAAGTTAAGTGAAATAGCTTGGTCAATGTGTTTTTGACGGATGCCATTTTGGCGAACGATTTCATATGGGTTGATTTCTTTGAATGTCAAGAATACTTCTTTTTCTTCAGCAGATAAAATATGATCAGGTAAACCTACTACTGAACCTTTATCTTTAGCAATTTGTTCCCAAATACTATCAATATTAAATCCTTTAGATTCAAGTAAACGCTCCAATGTTGGATTTTTCTTGATAAATGTACCTTTAGCTGTTTTCAAGTTAAATACATTTGCCGGAATTGGTTCAATTGAAGGTGAAACACCACCTGAAATATTAGCATTTGATACTGTTGGTGCAATTGCTAGGTGGTGTGAGTGTCTCAAACCTGTACCTTTACACCATTCTGGTTCTCCATATTCAATTGCTTGATCACGAGATGCTTTTAATGCTCCTTCCTCAATAAATTGAGACATCATTCGAGTGTAAGAATTTGCTTGTAAACCTGCAAATGGAATACCTTTTTCTTGTAAGAATGTATGCCATCCTAAAACACCAATACCAATTGCTCTACCTTTAATAGCTGAACGGTAAGTGTTTTCCATGAATTTAACGTTTTTGGATCTGTCGATGAATTCTTGTAATACACCTTCTAAGAACCAACATGTCAATTCAGGTAAAGTCATTCCGTTTTCAAACTTATAGTCTTTCCATTCGTCCCAACGTGCCAAATTCAAAGACGATAAACAGCAAATAAATGAGTGGAGTGGGTCTGTATAAAGTGCAATTTCAGAACAAATATTTGTCATTGAAACATGCAAGTTATTGTTTTTGTATGCTTGAGGATTGTTGTTGTTTACATTATCTTCAAACATGATGTAAGGTTCACCTGTTTCCAAACGTGTTTTAAGGATTTCTCCCCACAATCTTAAAGCGCGTGGTTCTTTATCCTCTAACTTGTTCATGAAATCATCATCAATTACTACACACTGATGTAAGTTGAGACACTGGCGATTAACATCTCCTTTTGGTCGACGAATCATTAAAAATTCTTCGATGTCTGGGTGATTGATATGTAAGTTAACTGAAGATGCTCCACGCCTAACTGAACCTTGATTAGTTGCTAGGATAGTTGAGTCATAGATCTTAGCCCATGGAACTACACCTTCGGAAACACCGTTACCAGCAATTTCTTTACCTCTACCTCGAATTCGAGATAAACCAATACCTACACCTCCACCTTGAGATGATAAACGCATTAACTCAGAATTTGCTAATGCAATTCCTTCAATTGAATCGTCTGTATCAATCCCAAAACATGAGATAGGCATACCACGTTCAGTACCTAAATTTGAAAGTACAGGTGATGCAAGACACAACCAATTTTTTTCCATTGCCTCAAAGAAAAACGGTACTAAATCTTTACGTTTTAGTCTACGCCCGGCTGCTTTACTTACTCGGTTAAATGCTTTAAATACATTTTCTTCTGGTAATAAGTAACCTTGTGAAATGATTGAAGTGCCAATTTCATCCATCCATTCAGGGAAATCTTTACCCTTCACCCATTTACTTGTGTCTACGTTTAATTTGCTCATTTGTTGTTTTTATAAATCGCTCCAGTCAGCGGTTGATTTTGAATAATCTGTTACTCTTCCTGCGAAGAAATCTTGATGTGTTTTACCACTTGTTAAATGTCCGAACCATTCCATTTGTTTCAAAAGATTAGGATCGATATCGTTGTATAAAGGATTATAACCTAGTTCAATTAATTTTTGGTTGGCGCGTTCCTTGATAAAGTTTTTTAATTGAGCTTTATTCAAACCTTCAATTTCACCCATTTCAAATGCTTTGTCAATAAAGTCAAATTCTAATTTGACTGATAGATCACAAGCATCATAAATTTGAGCTTCCATTCCGCCATTCAATTCAGGCATTTCTTCCATCATTGTTCTGAATAACCAGCAACCTGCCTTTGAATGTAATGATTCATCACGTACGCTCCATTCTACAATTTGTCCAGTACCTTTCATCAAGTTACGTAATTGGAAAGACATCAAAATAGCAAATGAAGAAAATAAATTAACACCTTCTGTAAATGCAGAGAATATAGCTAATGAAAGTGCTTTTTCACGTAATGTATCTCCAGGTAATTCAACTAGACGATCGATTTTGGCTTTTGCTTCCTCGTCTTCCATAAATGCTTGAAAATCATCTAATCCAAGTTCTTCATTTAAACGAGCATAAGCCTCAGCATGTATCGATTCGAAATCAGCGAATGCACACGCCATAGCTTTGATTTCATGTTTAGGGAACCATACCGCTACTTTTGTTGCCCAATAGTCGTTTACATACGTCTCAGTTTGAGCAAACGATTTCAAGATATTACCGATTAGGCTTTTTTCTGATTCGCTTAATTTAAGTTTCCAGTCATTCAAGTCTGAAGATAATGGGACTTCATCTGCTAGCCAATGAGCACGATGTTGATCTTTGTAAAATTCGAATGCTGTTTGGTATTCGAATGGTTTGTAGTGGGGTCTAAGTTCTGTTATCATGCGTTTAATTCGAAAAATTTATTTGCTAACATTTTTTTATCTAAATCGTCAAAGTTATCGTTTGACTGTTTTTTTGGTGCAACTGTATCTGCTTCTTCATCGTAATGGTCTCCAATTGCAATGTGACCATTTGATGTATTAACATCTACTTGAAAAGTCAAACCATCCATTCCATATCTGTTTTTCATAATATGAAGTCGTCCGGTTCCGTTAACTTTATCTTCTTTCTTTCTTGATAATGAGAGCGATAAGTCGGTAATCATCATTTTATCGTAACTACCCGCTGCTTTATCGCCTTCAATAATATCATCTTTAGCTCCCGCGCGATTTACTTGCGAAACCGACCAAATTGGTATGTTTAGTTCGCGAGCTAATCCCTTAGTGCTTGTATAAATATCATCAATCTCTCCCTTACGGTCAACATTTCTTTTTCTTGTTGAAAGTAAATCAATGTAATCTATCAAGATAAGATCTGGTTGGATTCCTAAGTCAATTACCTTTTTAATATGAGATTCTATTGTATTTATCGTGGTTTTTCCCATAGGATATTCACGAATAATCAATTCTCCTGGTAGATCAGCTGTTAATGTTTCTACTTCTGCTTTATGTTTTTCTAATTGATCTACTGATGTTCCTGTAAAGAAAGCGTCATATCTTCGTCCTGTATATGATTCACTTAATTCTAAAGTATAGTGGATAACATTATAACCCATTTTAACAGCATGTCCACCTAATGCAACCAATGTCCATGACTTACCTCCTCCAGGATTACCAAAAATCAATCCTAAATCTCCATTACCTAAACCACCTTGAATCAATTCATTGATTTGGTTCCATGGTGTAGGTACAATAGTTCTATGATCTTCACGGTAACGTGATTCAGTATCTTTTTTATATTCGTGACCAATGTTTTTGTCTTGTCCTGCTTTCATTGCTGATTCAATCATATATTTGATCGAGTCGTAGTCTCCAGCTTTTAACAAATCTACACTATTCAATAGTGCTTTTTTCAACTGTTGGTTTTTACAAAACGTAGAAAACTCACTTTGAACATACTCTAAATCCTCAATATCTGCTCTATATGCTTCACGTAATTGCTCTTTAACGGATACTTTAAGCACTTCATTGTCCATCTTTTTCATTTCAACCTTCAAGATATCCATGGAAATTGTTGTGTGATACTTTTCGTAGTATTGAATGATTTGATTAATTATCCATTTATGAGCCGGATTACTAAAGTATTCATCACTTAGTACGTCGTTTATGTTTTGTAAAAATTCTTTATGTGTTAATAAAGAAGATATCACTTTCATCTGGAACGATGGTCCGTATTCATCAATTGAAGAGAGGGTCAAAACTTTTATTTTTTAAATTGTTAATAACTTTTATTTAATGTAAATATAATATTTATTCTTTGTATTTCCAAATATAACCTCCAGAAGTTTTAGTAGTTCCTAAAAGAGCATTCTGGATTTTTAAATTTGTAATATCTTTTGCTTCTTGGGCAGATTTGTATTCTCTAACAATATTACCTTCTAGATCATATTGTATAACTGGTTTAAAGGTAGATTCTCTATTTCTAGTTTTAAGACTTTCTGAAACCCATGGGCTAATTCCTCTTGGTTTTCCCTTATCTGACCTAACTTTTGTTTGGTTTCTAGTTTTACCTGTTCTTCCTTTACTCATATTATTTTTTGCTTCGGTAGATTTTGGTTTACCTAAACTAGATATTTTAATCTTTAATTTTGTTTCATCCGAAAGTCCACTATTTCCAAAAGCTTTGTTTGTTCTGTTCATAAACAATGGATTGTTTTCGGCATCAAACTTTTGCAACCAAAATTCTTCTCGTTTAGCTAAATCTTCTTTACAATCACAATGTTCAAGTATAGTTTTAACTAAATTACTTTTACCTTCTGTTTTAATTATCTGTTTAATTTCAGCTCCACTTCCAAAATAATTGGGACTATTTGATACATCTTTTCCAATATATTTTTTTCCAGTTGTAACATGAGTTGTTAAATAAATCACCATATGTTGTTTTATTATACATATTAACAACAATTGGAAATGTCATGTTTTATTATTCTTGTTGTTTAAAGGTTAATTAATAGTTTCGGGTAAATACCAATGCTTGACTGCTGAAGCTGAAAGAATCATTTCATTTTCAACTGCTTTCAATGCTTTTTGCACGTGAAGTTTAGCAAATTCAATCTTCTGCTCTTTCTCCATTTCTTTGGCTTGTTCAAGCAACTCATCAAATTGTTTCTTACTTACTAAACCTCCGTGAGATATTCTATTGGCAAACCATTCTACTGCTGTTTTCATTGTTCTTGTTGTTTAAAGGTTTTTTATTTCGTGTTTTACTTCTTCCCAAAATAATGTATTCTCCATAATATGTAAACCATCCAAATCTCCTGGTATTTTTGAATTATTGTTTATTATCTCATCAATTGCAATCAATGCGCATTGTTTAGCATTATATTCAGGAAATGAACCATCTGCAACTTGCAGATAATACTTAAAATATAACTCTTTTGCTTTCTCTTTTACTGTCATTGTTCTTGTTGTTTAGTTTCATTGATAGATTGTATAAACCTTTTTTGTATTTGTTGTAACTCATCTTCATCAGTTTTATCAAAATGTCTTTGATTCCACCCATATTCGAATGCACTAATTAAATCAAATTCACTGTACTTATGGGTTTGTAGTTGCTCCTTCTCCATTTCTTTGGCTTTATGAATAGCCTCGTATAAAAGTTTATTGTCAAAAGGTGAGTAATGTTCTAACATCTCACTCTCCAACCATTCTACTGCTGTTTTCATTGTTCTTGTTGTTTTGCTATAACTTTTATTTAAATATAATAACTTATTGTTGGTCAGCCAACAAATCTTTGAAAATATCTTGAACCCAGAATTCAGTATTGCGAATTAAGTTTCCAAGTTGATCTTCATTACACATTTCAACGAATGTGTGTGGAAGAAAGTTTAGATGGGTGTGTTCAACAAACTTGTCTATAAACATTTTGTCTTGATCACTCATCATAGGATTGGACAAATCCATAACCCTATACTTATCTTCTAATAGATCCACATCATGTAGTACTCTTGCATACACTACGTGTTCTTTTAATTTTGCTTCAGCAAGGTCAATCAAATCATCAAATGATAGATCTCGTGTTGCTAGTTCAGGGAATTTTTTAAATAAACCTTTAGGTCCTAATCCCTTAATACCTGTTACCCCATCAGAACTATCACCCATTAACAATTTATATAATAGGAAGTTGTGTGGTGTAACGTTAAATTTTTCTTTTACAGTATCTGTTGTATAGTATTCTTTTTCAATTGGACGATAAACGATTACTTGCTCGCTTACCAACTGTAAATAGTCTTTATCGCTGGATACTATGAATGCTCTGTCTTCAGGTTTTGTAAGTAATGTATTACTTAAGTAAGCGATAATATCATCTGCTTCTACTCTAGGTAACGAAACTGTTTTAACAGGTAACGTTTTCAAGTATTGGATGATGCGAACGATTTGATCTACTTTAGAGTCATCTTCTTCTTCCAAATTGTCAAATAACTCGTGTTTAGTTACTCGAGTAATATTTCGATTTGACTTGTATTCGGGGATAATGTTTTTTCTATTGTTGGAGGAACCCACACCATCAAACACAACATAAACTTGTGTAGGTTGGATGGTGCGGATTAGAGCTCCCAAAGATCGAAAAAATCCTCCTAAACCTCCAA